GGTCAAGAGGCTTGTTTGCGTTCGGCTCGGCGGAGGAGGGCTCCGGCGTGGCGGTCGTGACTTCCGAGTTCCAGAACTGGTGCTTCGACGGATCGAAATCGGCCTCGTTGATGACGATGAACCCGCTCGCCGTTTCCACGCTCCTGATCCTCACTGTGCTGATGTGCATGGAGCCTCCTACCCGGCGATGCGGCAGCCGAGTTCCCGGCGCACCACGTCCGCGCCGTACAGGATGTCATAGCTGAATCGGGTGCGCTTGTGCTCGCGGGAGACTTCCAGACGGAGGGACAGGCCGGAAACCGGGTCCACGGCGGACTGGATGAGGTTGCCGAGGCCGTTGGCGGAATCCATCAGCGGGCGGGTGGCGAAGGCGATGGCGTCGCGGTGGAAGGCGAGGTTCATCACATGGGAACCGGATACCGTGACGGCTTCCGAGCCCGTGGTGGGCCTGGCGAGGCCGGGGTAGATTTTCACGGCGGTGTTGCCCACGGCGAGCGAGACGGCTTCCGTGACCACATAGGTCTGGGCGTCGCCCGCAATGGTCAGGATGTCGCCTTCCTTGAGGCCGGCGGCGTTGGTGGCCTTGGCGAGGCTCACCACCTGCGCTCCGGCCTCGTTCGCGCCGTTCACGGTGAGCGCGCCTTCGGTCATGACGCTGGCCTCGAAAGTGGGCACCTGCTGGTCCATCGCCCAGTCGAAGCCGTACTTGCGCCCGATGGTCCCGTCGATGATGGGCCGCGCGTCGCCGGACTTGCTCACGTCCGCGAACCCGGACAGGCCGAGCGCGGCGGCCTCGGCGTCGGGGTCCAGCACGATGCGGCGGTCGTTGACCGGGGCAAGCTGGCGGTTCAGCACCTTGCGGGCGTTGGTGGCGTCGACCACGGTGGAGAAGGGCGTGGTGCCGGGCGTACCGACGATGCCGTAGAACTTGCGGCCCAAGCCGAGCAGGGTGGCGTTCACGTCGTTGGCGATGGCTTTGACCGCTTCGCTGGCCTGCATGGGGATGACGCCGCGATTGGCCTCCATCAGATCCTTGTCGGTCAGGTAGAAAGGCGCTTCCATCCAGCGGTCGAGCTTGATGGTGGCGGACACGGGGCTGATGTCGCCCGTGTCCTGCGAAGTGGCCCCCGGCGTGACGGCCTGCGCCTTGATCGCAGAGGGGATGGGCACGTCGATGCTGGCCCCCTGCTGCGCGGCAAGGTTGCTGTAGTCCGAGTTCACGAGGCGGGGCATGACGCAGGTGCCGCGCAGGGCAAGCAGGCCCTGTGCGAGCAGCTTGTCGACGACTTTGGACAGATCGTTCATGGAAAAATCCTCTTGGTGCGCGCGGCTACTGGGCCGCGACGGTTACTTCGCCCTTGGCGATGGCTTCAAGGTTGGCTCCGAAGGCGCTCATGTCGCCCTTGGGGATGATTTTTGCGCCGGGGGCGTACGCGGAGTTGGGATGGCTGCCGGAGCCGCCGTCCGGGGCCTTCAGGATGCGGTCCTTCATGGGGTATTTGTCGATGATGGCCTCAAGCGCCTCTTCGGGCGCGGCGAAGGTGCCGGGATCGGAGCGGCTGAAAATGGGCTGGCCGTTCATGGTGGCAACCACGCGCAGCTCGCCGTTTTCCTCCTTCACCTCGAAATGCCTGCCGAACGAGGCGTAGGCCACGTCGGAGGGAAGCACGGTCTTGTCCTTCAGGAACGCGCTGGAATCGAAGATGCCCTTGACCAGCAGCGTGCGGATGGAGGCTTCCTTGGCGGCCAGCCTGTCGGCGGAATCTTTCTTGGAGTCGGCGAGGGCCTTTTCGAGATCGGAAATCTTTCCGTCATAGGACTTCTTGATTTCCATCTTGAGGTCGTCGACTTTTCCCGCGTCGATGAGCTTCCCGGCGTCAAGGTTGGCGACGGTTTCCAGGGCGGCCTTGGCCTTTTCCGGGTCAATGCCGTCAAACGCCTTGAGCTGGCTGGTCAGGGCGTCGATGTCCTTGCGCCGTCCGGCTGATTCTGCGTTGACGGCGGAAATTTTGTTCACGAGGTCGGGGACGTTATACGCAATCTCCGCACCGTCTTCGGCAACCCACACGGGGAAACCGTCCTTCACCACCACATGGCCGTTTTCGTCGAGCTTGAGTTTCATGGTATCCTTCTCGGTTCGGGTTATGGCTTCACGCCGGGGTATTCCTTGGCATCACGCCACGATAGGCGGGCAGGCCCGCATAATTGGGCATGAGTATAGACCCGCAGCCGGGATGCGCCGCAAGGGGTTGTTGGAAGGTTTTTGTGTGCGGGGAGAAAAGAATACCTCTTGACATGATGTCAAAAAATAATATCATAAGGGCATGAAAAAGAAACACCAGATGACCCTGAAACAGATATTCGCCCGCCCCGTTTCGGGAAGCATCAGATGGGCGGACATTGAGGCCCTGTTTGTGGAGCTTGGCGCGGAAGTAAGCGAACGTGCTGGTTCTCGCATCGCTGTGGTGCTGTTCGGGGAAGTGCGAGTGTTTCATCGCCCGCATCCCGCGCCGACCACGGACAAAGGAGCGGTTGCAAGCGTGCGTATCTGGTTGGAAAGCCACGGAGTGAAACCATGAATAATGTCATGACATTTGAAGACGGCTACAAGGCCGTCATTGCCTATGACCCGGAAATCGAGATGTTCCGGGGTGAGTTCGTCGGACTCAACGGCGCGGCGGATTTTTACGCCTCCGATTTGGAAGGGCTGAAGCGCGAAGGTAAAATCTCGCTGGAAGTCTTTCTGGAGGTCTGTGCGGAAAAGGGGATCGCCCCCAAGAAGCAGGCAGGACGCTTTGCCTTGCGGCTCGATCCCGAGACGTACCAGTCTGTCGCTATTGCCGCCTCTGCTTCGGGAAAGAGTATCAATCAGTTTATCGTGGACAGCCTGAAGCAGTCCGTGCAGGCGGTTTGAGAAGGATAGACATGTGCGCTGCTATCCATCCCGGAGAAATTCTCCGCGAAGAATACATGGCCCCGCTCGGCTTGAGCGCGAATGCCCTTGCCATCGCCCTCGGCATCCCCGCCACACGGATTCATGAAATCCTGCACGAAAAGCGCGGCGTCAGTACGGATACAGCCATGCGTCTGGCCCGGTATTTCGGGACTGACATGGAGATGTGGATCAACTTGCAGGCGCAGTATGAAGCCTGCCTTCTGGAAAGGGAAAAGGGGCAGGAGTTCATGCGGATCATCCCGCATCGGGCTGTATAGGCTTCCCTTCAGTAGCTATGGAAAAGTATACCTATCGCGTCATTTGGTCGGAAGAGGATCAGGAGTTTGTGGGGCTGTGCACCGAGTTTCCCAGCTTGTCATGGCTGGAAGAGGAACAGGACGCGGCCTTGCATGGAATCGTCCGGCTTGTCTCGGATACGTTGAAGGACATGGAAGCGAACAAGGAGCCGATACCTGAGCCGCTTTCCCTTCGCAAGTTTTCCGGGAACTTTGTCGTCCGCACGACGCCTGAGATGCACCGTCAGCTTGCGATCCTCTCCGCAGAGGCGGGAGTCAGCCTGAACAGATTGTAACTATACGATTTTCTAGTTAATTTTCCCAACAGGCAGTAAGTTGGGTACCTTTATTGGGCTTGCTCCGTATTATAAATGTTCCTCCGCTTAGCTCCACCCGTTCCCGCATACTTTTTAGGCCACGTCCCGTTTCCTGCATTCCCATAGCCGCTGTAATGTCGAAGCCTACGCCGTTATCCGTAACGCTGACTTTCAGTGTGTTCCCTTGTTTTTGCAGACGGATCTTGACGGATGTTGCCCCGCTGTGTTTGGCGATATTGTTCAGGCTTTCCTGAATAACCCGGAAAAGCACGATACGCAGCGTCATGGGAATGTCGTTTTCGTCCACATCGGCGGCGAGATCCAGCCGCAAGTGGGAATACGCTCCTTGGTAGTCTTTGCAGAACCATTCCAGCGAAGTAAGCAGACCTACATCGATATGGGCCGGGCGTAATTCATTTTGGATGCGCCGGAGCTGGCGCGCCAGCCCCTTGACCAGATCGACGGCCTCGTTAAGCGGTTCTTGCACTTTGATGGCGTCTGGCCTGTCGAGCATCAAAAGTGCCCGTTCAATACCGAACTTGATCACGCCCATTGTTGCTCCAATGTCGTCGTGCAGTTCCGCCGCTAGTTTGAACCGTTCCTCCTCTTGCGCCTGAAGCAAGCGGTTGGACAGGCGTTTCAGTTCTGCCGTCCTGGTTGCTACTTGCTCTTCCAGCCCTGCGTGGGATTCTCGTAATTCGTGCTCTCTGTGTTCTATCTCGGATACGAAATAGAATACGGATCGGGCCATCTCACGGATTTCCCATGCTCCGTCATATGGGATGTTGGCAGAAAATCCCTGTGTTCGCAGACTCATACAGTTGTTGAGCCTAATGACGGGTCGGATGACGTGACGTGCGAGGTATAGATAGGTCGCCGCGATGACCGCCAGCACCAGCACGACGAAGCCGTACAGTAACCCTGAA